ATTTTGGCGATATGACCGATATTGATATTAAAAAGATGTTGTTTGAGCAAAGAATGAAAGATATTGAAAACGATGTTGTTCCGTTTGGATTTGTGGATGACGGTTCGCAATATATGAATGAAATTGAAAAACCTGATTGGATAGTTGAACTTGAAGAACCAAGTTGGACTAGGTAAAATTGGATTTTTTATAAATACTATGGATAGTTGATCTAAATCGTATTATGTTTCATATCAATGTAAACCGAGAAGGAAAATAAAATGGCACTCTTCACACCATCACAGAGTCCTGCGGTTGTTGTCAAGGAAATAGATCTGACAGGCGGAGTGCCTAATGTTCAGACTTCTACTGGCGCAGTCGTAGGTAACTTTAGATGGGGTCCTGTGGAAAAGCGTGTCTTAGTTGCTAATGAACAGCAACTTATCGATACATTTGCCACTCCGGACACCACTAACTCTATTAGTTTTCATACTGCATCTTACTTTTTGCGGTATTCAAACACCATGCAGACTGTGCGTGTGCTTGACTCCGATGCTTCAAATGCTGTGTCTACTACTGGTCAAACCTCTTCTTATGCTGTTGGCGGTTATACCCGTCCAGTTGTTAAGAATAGCGATACCTTCGTAGGACAGCAGTCCGCTCTAGATTCAGACGGACATACCTTTGTAGCTAAGTATGCTGGATCATTAGGTAACTCACTTAGAGTTTCCCTATGCCCACCAAGCACAAGCGATTCTGCTTTCGATAATTGGACTTACAAATCTTCATTTGACGGTGCACCAGGTACTTCAACATATGCATCTGGAAAAAACGGCGCGTTTGATGAAGTTCATGTCGCAGTTATTGATAAGAACGGATCGTTTTCAGGCACTGCAGGTACAGTACTCGAAACTTACCCTTATGTTTCTGTTGCATCAAATGCAAAGGGCGACGACGGGTCTACAAATTATATCAAAGATGTAATTAACGAGCGTTCAGAGTATATCTACTTTATCGATTTCGATTCAGATTATGCTCAGACAAATGCAGGTTCAAATCTGACTCCTGGTACAACAAGAAATTATCTTGGCGCAGGTCGTTGGGCAGATACAAGTAACTATGATTTTGACTCAGGCACAAATGCTACTGGCATTCGTGTAGCAGAGTTCTTAACTGGTTACGATCTGTTTGAAGACAAAGACCAAGTAGAAATCGATTTCTTGATTGCACCTGGATTTACTACTTCAGTTGACCAAGTAACCGTTGTTAACGACCTTGTTTCAACTGCAGTTGCACGTAAAGACTGCGTTGTTGTTACATCACCTGCTCGTGATGATATCATTAACCTTACTAATGAAACTACCATCACAAATAATATTACTTCAACAAATGATAGCTTTACCAAGTCATCTTATCTCATCGTGGATGGAAACTACCTTAAAGTCTACGATAAGTATAATGATAGGTTCATTCAAATTCCAGCCGCTTCCTCAACAGCAGGTTTGATGGCTGAAACTGACCGAACAGCGGCCCCTTGGTTCTCACCAGCCGGTAACCGTCGTGGTCAGTATTTGGGTGTAACTTCAATTGACTATAATCCAAATAAGACCAATAGAGATACTCTCTATAAAGCAGGAATCAACCCAATCGTTAACATGGCTGGGTCTGGTGTAATGCTGTTTGGCGATAAGACTGCTCTGAACAGACCTTCTGCATTCGACAGAATCAATGTTCGTAGATTGTTCCTCGTACTCGAGCGGGCAATTTCACGGGCTGCAGAAAATGTACTGTTTGAATTCAACGATGAATTCACAAGAGCAGAATTCGTTAACATTATCGAACCAGTACTACGCGATGTAAAAGGTCGTCGTGGTATTACAGACTATCGGATCGTAGCTGATGAAACAGTTAATACTCCGGCAGTAATCGATAGAAACGAGTTCATCGCAAACATCTTTATCAAACCTGCACGGTCCATTAACTACGTAACACTGAACTTTGTAGCTGTCAGAACCGGTGTCGACTTTACTGAAGTCGTCGGTTCGGCTGGCGTTTAAGGAGGTAAGAAATGGCACTCGGTAGTGTAGATGAATTTAAGGCAAGACTGTCCGGTGGTGGTGCTCGCGGTAACCTCTTTCAGGTTACTCTAGCTAATCCTCGTGGTGGTCTCGGTGTTGACTTGGATGTCGACTTTGCTTCTTTCATGTGCGAAGCTGCACAGCTTCCTGCTTCAACGATTGGAGTCATCGAGATTCCTTTTCGTGGTAGAAAGCTGAAGATCGCTGGTGATAGAACATTCGATGTTTGGACAACCACCGTTATTAACGATACAGAGTTCAAGATCCGTAACTCTATGGAAACATGGATGAACGCGATTGCTAACCATGCAGATGCTGGTGGTACTCAAAATCCTGAACTTTATCTCTGTGATCTTAAAGTTGATCAGTTTGATCGTGACAATTCTGTCATTAAGAGCTATAGCTTTAAGGATGCGTTCCCAACAGAAGTATCATCTATTGAACTAAGCTATGGAGATACGGATACAATCGAAAGATTTACCGTAACATGGCAGTATCAGTATTGGACTTCTAACACCACAGACGCTTAATATAGATATAGAGAGCGGGTTAATTCCCGCTCTCTTATAAAAAGGAATTAGTATGGCAGAAGATAGAGGATTCCGTTTATTCGGATTTGAAATAAAAAAAGCTGAAAGCGAAGACGCAAAGAAAAAGCCGTCTATCGTTCCAGCTCGTGATGATGATGGCGCCGGGTATATAACTGCGGCGGGATCTCACTATGGCCAATATATTAACCTCGACGGCGATGATTCAAAAGACAACTATCAGTTGATCATGAGATATCGCGGCGTCAGCATGCATCCAGAAGTTGACGCCGCTATCGAGGACATCGTAAACGAGGCAATTGCTGGTGATGAA